CTTGACGTTTCTGTGCCATCTTTTCTTGATAACGTCTAGACTTACGTGCTTCAGCTTGAAAGGCTTGCCAATCTTGCCATAATCCGGGTCTACCTAGATATATCATCATCTTCTTGAGTTCTTCTTCTTTTTCTTTTATCTGCTCAAGAGCCATGAACTCTTCTAAGTCTGTGCCACCTACACCTTTAGCTTTCTTTTTCTTTAAGTTTTTTTCTATTGCTTCCTTTGAGAATACAAAATCGCTTATATGTTTAGCACACCCACTTAGTTCTTTTCCGTTGGACACGAATTGTTTTATTACACTAAATGCCGCATTTGCTGCAGCTAATTCTGCCAACATTTTATTTTTTCCTTATCGGTTTACAATACGCTGTTATTTGTAAGTTAGGTCCTTCCCTTTGTGGTATAGATGCTTGATCATTTAATCTTACGGCAAAGTACAAACATCTGTCTATGTTATCGAAGGTTTGTGTTTGGTCTATTATCTTTAATCCCATCATAACCACTAGTACGAACTCAATCACACTGGTACTCCTTGTACCTCCTCATCCTTATCTTTTTTGTGACATTGGCAATTGCACTCTTCGCAATCACATTCGTAACATTCACATGTTGCACATTTCTTCTTCTCTTCGGTCATATCCACTCTCCATTCTTCATAGCTAGGGATAACTTCATAGCTCTGTTGCCTACTTGGTTAGCCCATCTAGAATCAATCATCTCTTCACAAGCTAGAGGATAATTTACTTTTTCTATCGCCATCCACATGTTTTTAAATTTCATAAGACGAGGAACACCCATATTAAATGACATATCTACAAGCACCATTTGTCTCACAGCATTTAGTTGATTTACAATAGGTTTATTCTCAAGTAATTCTTTTTCCACAATAGCTATGTCGTTCATGCAAAGATAGTAGGCTTCTTCTTCTGTAAGACCATTATCATATACATCATCTATAGTCTTGTTCATAAACAAAAGCTCACCGTCTGTGATACCTCTGTCCTGTAAGTTACGACCAATTCCCACCGTATCTATGCCAAGATGATCTTGGTAGACGTTCAGAACTATTCCTTCGTGGATAGCTATCATCTTAACTAGTTCGTCACGGTCATACTTCATGTTTTTTTCCTTGTTGTCTTACGTTTTCTACCTGATGCAGTAACAGACCACTTGACTGCTTTAGGTCCTGTTTTCTTCTTGGCTTCAGTCTTACTTATTTTACCAGCCACTGCTTTAGGTCTACATGCAGGGTAGGGTCTTTTCTTCTTTTCTTTACCAGAACGACCACACTTCTCGCCCGTTTTAACGTCACGCCAATCTTCTTTAAACCATTTAGTTAAACCACCACTAGTTTTAGCCATTATGCGTATGTACCACCACGTTTCTTGTAGGTTCTAACAAGCCAAGCATTTGCATACGCACTTGGATAAACCTTAAATTTCTTTTTTGCTTCTGCTTTTACTCTGGAGTAGAGGGCAGCATTTTTTGGTTTAGAACCACTTTTCTTTTTTGCCATGTTATTTCTTCCCCATCAGTTTCATTGCCTGCCCTACACCTTTAATTCCAAACGAGCTACTTACAGCTATAAATAAAAGGTATTGATACCAATCAGGCAAAGTGTTAAGTACCTCAAAGCCTGTTCGTACATATTCTGTAAATGACGGAATGAAGACTAGTATTGCTGGTAAAAGCAAAACAACCAAAGCAAATTCGTCTTTCCACGAGTTGTCCGTAGCGTCAGCCATAGACTTCTCCCATGCAACTTCTCCTGTCGCTACCTTCTCAGCTACAACTGCTTTAGCTCTGGCTTGTGCTACCTTAGCTTGACCATCAGCCTTTACTTTTTCTACCTTGCTATTCATCCAAGAACCTGCAAGATTAGCTATAGGACCTATTAACGCTGTGAGCATGTGCATCCCTTTTTAGTAAACCTACTGTCAATCCATACTTTACCGTAGTACAGAATAAATAACCACATAGTAAACAACGCACCTTCTAGGTACGATAAATCATTCCAAGCATCTAACACCATATTTTCCATCAGATTCTCCCTTGAGACTTATGTAACATTCGTACATATCGTCTATAAAAACTGTTGCTTATCTTGTTTAATATTTTAAATATCTGAAAATTAATTTGTGCTAACATTTCCACCTCTTCCTAGCTTGCCTTAAACGACTGTTAGGATTCTTTGCCGCTTTCGGAAACTTTTTCATCTGTCCTGCACTTCTTGCACAATAGGACTTTCTACGTTTGGCAGCTGTGCTACCCTTCTTTACTTTACCTGTAACTGCTGTCTTAAGCTTTGATCCGGGATTATCCCTTCTGTACTTAGCTACGCCTTTTGCAGTCATACCTGCACCCGACTTAGTTGGGCGTTTCTGACCACCTTTTATGGTGTGACCTTTCATTGTACCTTTGCTAGACATTGTTACCTCATAGTTGTTAAGAGGGCAAGTTGCCCTGCCCTCTCAAGTTTAGTTGTTAGACACCTGTCTGAACTGCAGCAGTCTGAACCATTGCAGTTGGATCACCAATGTCAGCAATCAAAGCTATAACTCTGAAACGTACTACAGCAGAGTCTGCACCCAAGATTTTAACTTGGATAGCATCTGTAGCAATTACAGTGTTAATACCTGCAGCTGTAGGGTGAAAGTTGTAGATGGCATCAGCATTTCCATCAACGCCATCACAGAAAGCGTCAATGTCAGTACTAATTCCAACATCAAAAGTCACACTAGAACCACCAGCTTCAAGAACGTCAAGACAACCACCAAGAACGATGGAGTTGTCAGGAAGATCAATCACCTTGATGACATCGTTAGCTGTAAGGTTATCGTCAGCCGCATCAAATATTTTGGACTGAACGATGTAAGGTCTGATTGCGTGAGCAGGGTGACCTACAGTTCCCCCACCAGTTATGGTGTGATCAAAAGTAGCCATTAATTATTCCCCCTATGCAAAATCTATAACGCCACGAACAAGAGCTTCTTGTCTTAGGACTTTTCTTCCAAAAACATGTAACCCTCTAACGACGTCAGAGAAGGACTCAGTTGAACGTACCACTTCAGTCTTAGCGATGTGAGACGCTGTTGCACATGCTGAGATGTGACCTGCAAGAACAACATTCTCAGAAGCATCTGTAGCTAATGTAGCTGACGCATCTGTTAATGTCACTTGGTCAATTCCACCAGTGCTATTTAAAGCAGTAGTTTTATAACATCTAAAACCTGCTAAAGTACCAACAGTTGCTAAACCATTTCTTAATGCAGAAGTTTGGTCGCCTGTTATATTTACTTCAGCTATTTTATTTCCAGCTTGGAAAGCTTTCTGATAAAATATCGGAGGTGCTACAAACCATCTGTTTTCTTCAGGAACAGATTGGTCGTCAAGAAGTCTAGCCATCGCAAGCATCATATTGATACCGTTGTCGTCTGTCTCAACGTTGATAGGAGCATTAGCTGTTCCTATGTCACCTGCCGCAGCAGTAGTTGTTAAAGTTGTACCTGATACTGCAGATGCTGCAATTCCAGCACCGTCAGATAAAGTCTGAAGAATGTTCGCATCGAACTTTCTCTTTAGTGCATAAGCACCTGAAGAAGTTGCTAACGCTTCAAAGTTGACATGTGAATGTCTTTCTTCGATGTCGTCAATCTTAAATGCAAACGCATTGGCTTGGTCAACGGTCATTGTTATTTGATCGTCAGCCAAATCTTGAGGGTTAACAACAGAACCTCTCTGGTACGCAGACACAGTGAGTGTTGGTTCTTTCATTATGTTAACAGTATCGCCAAAGTTTTCAATTTCGCCAGTATAGTCGGTATTCGTAATATCTTCTGCAACCGAAGCTCTACGGAAGAACTTAAGAACTTTTTGGCTAAAAATTTCGGGTGCGAAGTTACCTGACGGTAAATTTCCATACCCTGCACTTGTAGTAAAAGCCATTGTATTATCCTTCCTCTATTTGAGGTTAGTTTATTGAGTTATTCGCCCTTCTGCTCGTGCTAAGTCTATTTCTTTTTCAAGTTTTTCAAACTCCCACGATTTCAGCTTGGCGATGTCGGACATCTTCCAAATCTTTTTGTCTCCACCTTTTTCACCAATTACATCCCTCGCTTGAGGAGATTTAACTGCTGTCGCTGCAGAAACAACACCTGTAAGTACGCTTATAATATCTAGTCCGCTATTCATTCTTAAACATTGAGCATGAGTATGACAAAAGCATCACTGTAATAAGAATTATAGAGAACCAAAATAGAGGCCCTTGGATATCATGCTTTTGCAATTCATTTGTAATATATAATACATTATTTTCATTATCCAGGGAAACCAGATCGTGATTTTCTTGCGGTTTCTGTATGAATTTTTTTGTGCAACCACTCAATAATATAAACAACAATATACAATATCTCATCTTCTCTTACTTGGTATCGCATAAAAGCCAACAACCATGAAACATAAATCCATAAAAGAAGCAAGCATCAAGCCTCCAGTAAGACGCACAACCTCGAAATCTTTGCCGCCAAATATCCAACTAAAAAAGCCCATCTTACTACCCTGTCCATGTGGCACAATAACATCATATGATATATGCGGATTCATGGCATAATAAATCATAAGAAAACACATAGTGAAAGTTATACTCATGAAAAGTATTCTGCGCGTTACTTTAACAAAAGGATCACTAGAATTTTTCTCTTGGCTGGCTATCAAAGCCTCGAGCATTTTATCGTCTCGGGCAGCAAGCGCCAATTGATCTGGCGCACCCGCTCATCCAGATATCTGAGCGGCACGGCAGCGATGGCACCCGTAAGAGTCACCTGATCAGACAACAACACAGCCACCACATAACCGTCATCAACAAAC